CCGCAATGAAAACTACATTGAAGACGCCCTGTGGGCTCGCTCAGGAGGAGGAGACTCACAGTTCAGAGTTGTTAAACGGTTATAACAGTTCAACGAAACTTTCTTCCCGTTTGGAGGTCCGCAATCGACTACGTAAGTATGCGTTGCGCGAACTATCAAGCACTTCGGCCTTGGCCGAAGAATACAAGATCTCCGTGGAAGAAGTTTTAAAAGTTAGGGGGGCGTGTAGTTCTATGAATGAGCTTTACACCCTAGTAGGCATACAAGGCCCACGCACCCCGGGGTGGTTTGTTGGAAAATATGCTAAAGATCCGGCTCATGCTGAGCATGTGATATGTATGTTACGGACAAACCACTCTGTAGTGAAGTTGACACGAGATATTTTACGTTTTGTGTCGGTGAATGGAGAAGGATCGTGGGTGAAGCTTTTTAAGTGGAAATTTGCGGTATTCTTCGCGTTTTACAGAGATCAAGATCTTGCACCCTTTCCCAAGGGGATGGATGTTTCGGGTTTAACACACAGATTTTTTTCTGAACCTGGTGTCCTATTTGACGGTCCGCTACATAGAAAATTAATGATTTTGCGGTTCTCCCAGAAGGAGAAAGACGTCATGCGGTTTTGGCATTTTTGTAATAGTTCTCAGCAACTCAAGAAGAGTATGCCGTCGGTTCCCGAATCGATGATAGAGGAGTCTAAAGATAGCACGGTTGTGGAGTTAACTTCGGTTGTCCCTGCTGTGGTTCCTACTCTGGCCTACACGGCCCAGCCCCAGACAAGGGTTGAAAATATTAATACCTGGCCCATTGGACCTGGATTGAGTAAGGATTCTCCTTCTTTTATTCTTGATAGAAAGTTGATTGAGGACGAGCTTCGTAGATCTACCAGTGAGATGTTTGAAAATGAATGTTTTACTGAAAAAGAATTATTTGAGATCTTCTGTCCTTCTTTCTCCGCCAACTACATTAGTAGTCGACAGGAGGGGGGAGCTGTTGGTGAGTTATACGGGCGTAATATCTTCGGACAAAATCCGGAGCTCGTAGACTTTGGTGCTTCACAATGTAAATTTGCACAACCGGTGGCCGAACACTTCGGTGTTCTTGGGCAGTTGGAGGAAGCTAAGTTGCGTCAGGAGTCGTACTTGGGGGTTGACAACTCTGAGGAAGGTTCTTGTATCGTTATAGACGCGGAAGAATTGAAGAAGAAATGGAAGAGTCAGTATTTAGACCTATTCGCGGAAGCTCTTAAAGAAGAGCCTTTAGTGGAGGTTGTCGGCTTGGCCGAACCCCTGAAGGTGAGAGTTATATCGAAAGGTCCACCGCTGACTTACACGGTGTTGAAGCCTTTACAGGCTTGGTTGTGGAGGGTCCTGAAAAGGAATAGTGTCTTTGCTCTTATTGGACGTTATGTTACAGAGGAAGATGTTAATACTATTATTGGGGCACTTCGGGAGGATGAGGAGTGTTTGTCGGGTGACTATGTGTCATCGACGAACAAGTTGCATTCATGGGTTTCTGAAACTATCTGTGATCAGCTTTTTATTGAAATAGGGCAAAATATACCCTATGAGTTCTTGGTTTCATTACCATGTAACTTTCTCATTAATCTTAAGACCCTTTTTATTAGGGCTTTGACCAAACATATTTTTAGTCACAATGGAGAATTTCTTCCCCAGACTGAAGGTCAATTAATGGGTTCGATAATATCCTTTCCCTTCCTTTGCATTGCAAATGCAGCACTGTGCCGTTTATCGTTAGAGAGATCTGAACATAAAAGATTCAGATTGACCAATAAACCCTACAAGGGTTCAGGAGCAATAGCCCCTCTAATGGTGAATGGTGATGATTGTCTTCTAAGAGGTGAACAGCGACGTTTAAGAAGTTGTTGGGAACCGATAACCGCATTCGCGGGTCTTTCGACAAGTATTGGGAAGACGTACTTCTCTTCGAAGTTCTGTACCATTAATTCCACGATTTTTGAGTGGGATGATGCAGCCTACAGGTGGCGTGAAGCCAAGTATATAAACCTGGGGTTGATGTGTGGTATGAATAGGGCATCGGGAGTGGATG